CACGCCTCAAAAACCGGGAAGTAGTTAGCGCCATCAAAGCGCTTCTTTCCTGTATCGCGAGCGTATCCGGTAGGGTCAATCCAAGAAACTACAATTAGTTTGCTCATGGTTTCCTCTTCTTTCTATGCTGTAAGTTTACCCCATTCCACGCTGATGAAAGTTACTTTTTGGGATATTACCCTGCACGAGTTATTTATTACAATAGTAAAGCCGCCTAATCGAGGGCGGCCCGTGTTATAATCTCTGTGCTGTCGGGCCTCGATCCCGGTGGCAGTCGTGCCCGCTACACAGCGGGCATGGCGCTTAATGCGCAGGCCACGGGGTAATCTTACCACAGTTTTGGGTTATAATAGCGGCATGGCAGAACCCGAGGTGATCCGCTTTACGGTATCGGTTGCGCAGGTGAAAACATTGGCCGATGGTGGCCTACGTTTTGCCTTCGATGCACCAGAATCGGCGATAGATGCAGCAACGAAACTGATGCAAGCGAAACAAGCCGGGGCGGTGCTGGAAATAGCGGCGGTTGTGATAAAAAATGACTGACGAAATTGACAGTAACACTGCGCAGAAAGTGCCAAAACCACGCGGGAAAGGCGTCCCGTTTGTGCATGGTGACCCGCGCATCAATCGTAAGGGTAGACCAAAATCGTTTGACCAATTGCGTAAACTCGCTGTATTGGTCGCGGCAGAACAGGACAATGGCGGCATAACCCGCGCCCTGGAAATACTTCGCGATTGGGCGAAAAGCAAGGAAGTTGCCAAACAGGACAAGTTTATGGCCTATGCTTATGGGAAGCCGAAGGAAGAGATAGCCCTAAGCGGCGACGCGAAGATAACGGTTAGGCTTGTGAAAGACGAATGACCAACGTCGACATCCACGAAGAAGTATTCAACCCGGTTTACTTGCCCTATCTGGACTGTATGGACAGGATTCAGATATATTTTGGCGGCGCCAGCTCGGGAAAATCAGTGTTCCTTGCACAACGTGACGTGATTGACCTGATGAAAGGCGGGCGCAATTTTCTTATCTGCCGTCAAGTTGCGCGAACGTTGCGCGGGTCTGTGGTTCAGGAAATAAAGAAAGTTATAACCGATTGGGGACTTGATGCCCTATTTGATATCAACAAAACCGATATGACCGTCACGGCGTCAAACGGTTATCAGATCGTATTTGCCGGACTGGATGATGTGGAAAAACTGAAATCACTTACTCCGGCCAAGGGTGTGTTCACGGACGCGCGCATTGAAGAAGCGACCGAAGTAGACAAGTCCAGCATCAAGCAGATACTAAAGCGGCAAAGGGGCGGTGACGAAAAGACGCCCAAAAGACTGACGCTATCTTTCAATCCCATTATGCAGATCCACTGGATATACAAGGAATGGTTCGAGCAGATCAACTGGGCGGATGACCAAAAGGAATATCACGGGGAAGGACTATCTATTCTAAAGACAACCTATCGGGACAATAAATTCTTGACCCGCGAAGATGTGAACGGACTGGTAAGCGAGAAGGACAAGTATTATTTCGATGTTTACTCTGAGGGCAAGTGGGGCGTTCTGGGCAACGTTATCTTCACGAATTGGCAGGTCAAAGACCTATCAGACATGCGCGCTCAATTCGTCAACCACCGGAACGGGCTGGACTTCGGCTTCGGCGGCAATCCGGCCGCACTATCTGTATCTCATTACGACAGTAACCACAAGACGGTTTATATTTACGAGGAGTTATACGAAACCGGACTTACAAATGATATTCTCGCGCTGAGAATAAAGGGTATAATTGGGGACAAGCGCGTCGTTTGTGATAGCGCCGAGCCGAAGTCAATCACAGAACTTCGGCAGTATGGCGTAAGCGCAGTTGGCGCGATAAAGGGCAAAGACTCTGTCAATTTTGGCATTCAATGGCTGCAACAGCAGACCATTGTCATAGACACGAAATGTATCAATACTCGCAACGAGTTCCAGCAATATCACCGCAAGGAAGACAAGATGGGGAATACTCTTGATGACCCCGTAGACGCCTTTAACCATATCGTTGACGCTACTCGCTACGCATACGAGGAAGATTCGTTGCCGTCCGGCATTACGATAATCGAAGACCCCTTTGAATAGGGGCAGAAAGGAGATACCATGACGCTTCGCGACACTGTACGTTCTTGGATTATGAACCTGCTCGACTTTTCGGACCCCGCCGACTTTGCAAAGCGTGACCGGATGGAGCAGCTCGCATTACTGCGCGACTATTACGACGGGATGCACGCGCGCCAGTTGCGCGTCAAGTTTGGCAAGTTTGACGACAACTTAACTGTCAACCTTTGCGGATTGATAACAGACAAAGCCGTCTCCGCCCTGGTTGGCGATCCCGCGGACGGACGCGGGCTGTCGTGGGCGTTCCCAAGCGAGACGGGCATGGACGAAAGCGGAAACGAAGTCGCAATCAAGCCGCCTGCTATCACGTGGCTGAATGAGCTATGGGACAAGAACCACCGTGACGCGTGGCTGCATTTGAACGCGCTACAAGGGGCAATGACTGGTATCCCGGCGTTGAAGATCGTCACGAATGGCCATGATACCAATTTCAGAATTTCGCAGATCAACCCGCTTACGCTGACCGTGGAGACTGACCCCAACGATATAGACAAGGTGACGAAATACACCATCCTGTATAGCGTCAAGGAAGGCAAAAAGGAAGTCACCCACAAAGAAGAAACCTACCCAGCCAACGATCAAGCGACTGCGTGGATAATTGAGAAAACGCGCAAGATATCCGGTAATCGCTGGGAAGCTGTCGAGCCGCCGATTGTGTGGCCGTACGACTTCCCGCCCATCCTGACATGGCAAAATCTGCCCGTGCTTGACAGTCCATACGGGCGCTCGGACATTGAAGGGATTATCCCCATTCAGGATAGGTATAACTTCCTGGTATCCAACTTGTCGAAGATCATCCGATTGTATGCACATCCCCAGCGATACGGATTGAATCTATCACCCCAGATGGAAGAGGGTCTAATAAAAATGGGGCCGGACGAAATGCCGATGCTGAATAGTTCCGGGTCCAACACCAGCGAGATTATCCAGATGCCGCCTGTCGGCGACCTGCCTGGCGCGATGGCGTTCCTGCAATCCCTGCGCGAATCGGCATTCATGCTGTCGCGTGAAGTGGACACGATGAGCATGAAGGACAAGGTGGGGGCGATCACGAACTTCGCATTGCGTGTACTGTATCGCGACTTTTTGGATAAGCTGGGGACTAAGCGCCTCCTGTACGGGCAAGCTTATCAGGAACTCAATCGGCGTCTGCTCATTCTGGGCGGCTTTGAAGGCGAGATATGTGAGATTATCTGGCCTGACCCGCTGCCGGTGAACGAGACCGAAGAAACGACCGCGCTGACCAGCGACTTGACGAATAAGCTTGTCAGCGTCCAGACGGCGCAAGAGATCCGCGGCTACGATCACGAAAAAGAAGAAGAACGCATGGGCAACGAGAGCCAGGGCACGCAGGACGCCGGAGCACTGCTACTGCAAGGCTTCTTCAAGAATGGCGGCGCGCAGAATAATACCAAAGTTGTCAACCCTGCCGAACAGGGAATTGAGTAGAAAGGGCTTGAAATGACACGCGACGAGATTCTTGCAATGCCCGCTGGGCGCAAGATGGATGCACTGGTGGCGGAAAATGTGATGGGGCTGGATTTGTTTACCCCGGTAACAGACCCTTATTTTACAAGTCAAGGAATTTATCAACAGGTAAATCACATAGAGTCTTATTCTGCCGACATCGCCGCCGCGTGGGAAGTGGTGGAGAAAATGGTTAATGGCAAATGGCGCGTAAATATTGAGAACGATATTAACGGTAGAAAATGGGGGTGCGATTTCAAGGATGACCCATTGCATACAACCCTGTGCGTTGCCGATTCGTTGACTCTTGCAATTTGCCGCGCCGCCTTGCTCGCTGTGATGGAAAACAATGGCCAATTCCCCGCTTGACCTAATCACGCGTTATCGCGCCCGTTTGGACGAGCAAAGTGACTCCGATCTGCGCAGATTAATCGATGCTTACGGGCGCATGTCGCAACGGCTCAAAGACCGCGTTGACCTGCTGCTGGGCGAGATTGAACGCAACCCGAACGCGTCCATAAAGCAAATGGCGCGCTATCACGAACTGGTAGACGCGCTCAATGCTGAATTCGAGAAGTATGATATCTATCTGGAGACCGAACTCGAAGCGATACAGGCACGCGAAACTACACAAGCAAAGCTCGACACAGCCGCGCTGATTGCCGCTGCTCTGGCGTTGCGTGGAATGACGGTCAAGCC